AGGGACCTGAATGGCTCCAGTATCTTGATAGATACTCAGGGTCATCTCTCGATGTTCCGAAGTTCGACTTGTCTGCATTAACCTCGATCCCAAAGTTATGCACAATATATTGGCCTATGAGCGACTTAGATGCGTCGTCCAACTCTGTGGATAGATAGATCAGATTATCATCGCCCATAATATTGTACTGGCCCTTGTAACCGAAGGCATCCAACCAGGTCTCAGTGATTATCTCGTTACAGATTCCATTGATAATGGCCGTCAGCCTGCTTCCAGACGGATTTCCGTGTTCCACGTGTAGCACTCCATCAGCAGTAATGATGTTCTTGTTGATGAAATCCTCTTCGATAACCTTCAAAAGCTCGGCATCATACTCGGTGAACATACCTCTGATTACGTCAAATGCTGAACGAATCAGCCAGCTTGGAATAGTGCTATCATACTTAGAGTAATCAAGACTCAAGAATCCCTTACCTTGGTTGCGTTCATAAGAAACCCAACGTGTGATCCACATATCATCTTTTCCAATTGCAGAGTATGGATAGTACTTAAGCCATTCATTGATTTCCGCGCCGAAACGGCTTTCTGCTATGACTGTATAGACATCCACCATGAATACTGCTCTCTTCTTAGACTTCCATGTGTTAGTTCGAGCACCGTCCTCCTCATAGGCACCAGAGCCTTGAGTACGCGTACCGCAGATTACGGGTACCCCGAAAGTACCTTCCTCTTTCGCTTTTGTCTCTCGTTCAATTTGAGCATCGAACACGCCACTTAAAACGTCAACTTTCTTTCGACGGCCAGAAATGATGTATTCCCAACCGGTTGCAGTAGACCAATCCGTGACTGAGTTGTAGATATCCTCATCGCAGGTATATCTACGCATCTTTAATTGAGCATCAGCGTAGCGAGCGCCCACCCTTGCAACTGCTCTTCTAAAATGACGATTCCATCGAAAGCTAGCTTTCTCTGGTGCGGCAAAACCGCTGAACTGCTTCTGCATGTCATCATACTTGCCCATGCTTCTACAGAACAAAGCGCCCTCGTCATTCGTGAGGTTTTCGAGATACTTCAGTTCCTCATGGATTCTTGCAGGATTCCAGGCATACTTAAGAAGCACCTCAAGAGCTTGGTCATCATAAATTCGCTGGGTACTGTCGGAAGCAAGTCGCTTCTTATAGTCACTTAAGCGTTTTGTTGACCCTGAATCGAGGCTACTTTGAAGGTTTGATTCATTTATCGCTCTCATGATAGCGACCCCCTTTCATCGATTCGACTACCTTCATAGTCCCATGCTTTAGGCACATGATGTCCTACCATTACGTGGTAAATCGTACTCAGGCCTGCTTTATAGCCACATCTCATCTGATGCTTGAAGTGAG